TTACCCATTAGCGCTGGATAGGAGGCGATTCTTAAATTCGCAGTGGTCGCTATAACGCCAGCGCGAACGTCCGTGAATCTTCTTTGGTTTTACCAGGGTGCCATCCTTCACTCGGTCATAAATGAAGGTTTTACCGAAGCCAGTATCCGCCATGATGAATTTCAAATCAACGAGCGAGTCTGGGGTCATATTATGTGTCATGGTTTTATCTCCAGACAGGGAATCGAACCTGTCATTTTTTCCTAATCTGATTGCCTAAGTGTTCAGTGCGCCTGCGCCAGCAGACCTATCTCTGCATGTATTCGTTGATAATCTTCATCACTTCCTCGCCGATCCCATCACGCAGGACCAGTGTGCGTCCGTTTTCTTCCATCTCGACATCGCTTAACAGCTCAACCAGCCGGCGCGATTTTGTCGCGCTAAATTGGCTACCTGTGACGCTGCGCGTGACTTTTTTCCTACCTTGAGCCTTTGCCCGCTGCACATCCTCTTGCAGAACATCCCCGGCGCGCTCCCCGTGTTCTTTGATGCGATCAATGGCTACGTCCATAGCCACTTCTCCAGACTCGACCAGAGTCTGCACATCGCGATTTGCTGAGCATAGGATCAGCAGCTTATCGACGTGAGTTCGGCTTCTGTTGATCTCGACGGCGATCTCATCAGGCTTCAGATTTAAGGCGGCCAGATCTTTCACTACGAGGCTTTCCTCGTACTGATTCAGCTTGAGCTGGCCAGAGCCATTGTTGCTATTAATGATGCGTGCTGACCGTTTTACGTCGTTCCCAATGAATGGGGTGATGGCGATCACGCTGATTGGTTTTCCCGCGTCACGGATGCGTAGGTAAGCGCTCATACGGCGGTGACCTTCGACGACCCATACGCCGCCCTCATCACGCGGGTATACTTCGAGAGGCGGCACCGTTCCTCCTGCCATCAGGAACTGAAATAGCTTCTCGTCTGCCCTGCGCTTGCGCTCATTCTCAATGCGCCGGTTAAAACCCTCTTTAATGTGGATGTCATCCATATTGATGAACATCCCGCTGTCACGGCGCTTGATGGTCCCATTTTTAATCATTTGCTTGAATGAGTTAGCCATTGCTGGTCTCCTTCGTCCTGCTGACGAGAATCAGCATGTCACCTTTGGTTTTGACCGCGATGGAGCTCCCCGGCTGAATGGCCTCAAGGTTGAACGCCTTGCAAAATGAATCCAAAGCCAGTGACTTCTCGTCCTTGCGATTCAACCACCGCCAGCCTTTACGCAAGGCTATGTCGAAAATCCATTGCCATGCTTTGATGGCCATCCAGAGCCAGATGATTACAACCTGAAGCATGATCATCAAATCGATGGCTGAGTATTTAGCAAAGGCTTCCATTAGCATTCCTCCCGATATGCGATAGCCATCTGCTCTGCGTCGTTCATTGCGTCATGAAGCGCATGGTGCTTAATCATATGGAAGCACGGCTGATGCCCCTCTAAATAGCCATTGCGGCCGCGCGTAGGGAGCTTGGTGTCGATGTATGTCCTTACGTCGCGCTTGCCGTTATATCGCCACGGGCACTCTAGGCCGCACATGCGGTAGGCGTTCTCTAGAATGGCGCCATCGAAGTCTGGACCACGGAAGAACACTCTGGCGCCGGGGTGATAATCAAGCCAGCGAGATAGGCCGATCAGTGCTTCGCTGAGGGATACGCGATCGCCGGTTAGGGCTTCGTGCGCATCCTCTGCTTGGTCTTTCCACCACGCCTGGGTCTTCTTGCTGACGGTTCGGCCTAACATCAGCTGATCTGTGGCGTCGAGCCGGGTATAAAAGGCCAGCACGGAGAAGTCTTGCAGATCGACATCGCGAGCGACTTTCAGTATGTCGGCCTGGGTAGCATCCAGATCACTGACATCGAGAGCAAAGGCGCCGATAGACAGCAGTAGGGCGCTGGGCTCGGTGTCCATGGTTTCGGTATCGATAACGACGTCTTTAGTCATTGCTGTCCTCCTGCTGCGGCGCAGGAGTCACCCTCACCAAGACCCATAAACGTTTGATGCCAGTTATTAACCAGCGTCTCCCATTGCTCGGCTGTTAGCGGCGCGTAGTCATGTGCATCTTTCAGCAATTCAGCCATAGCTTCAGCTTTGAGCCCATTACGTATTTCAGCCGACACCACTGGAGACGGCATGGCTGCGTAGAGCGGAATGTATACGGTCGGATCTTTATCTGCTCCTGGCTGCTGCTCTAACTCAAACGAACGACCGGTAAAACGGTTCAAATACGCCACCGGCTCAGCTTCCAGCGCCGCCAGCGCGATACGGGCAAGCGCCTCTACTGCTGACGGAGCAACGCCATAGCCGTGACATTTGATAATTGCCTGAGCAAATTCTTTGGTAATAGTGGTCATGCTGTTTCCCCTTCCTGATACTGCTCAAACCAGAAAATAACCGGTCTATCAATAACCTTAATAAGCCCGAATCGCTCCGCTGTTCGGAAATTGACACTGCGTGACCGTGCGCGTTTTACCTGTTCTGCGATCTGTTCTCGGAATAGCTCTATACTAAAAGTTGCCTTAAATAGATTGCATGAAGCACAGGATGGGAACAGGTTTTCGAACGTATCGTTTTCAGGGCGCCAAAATTCCCCAGTAGAAGCAGTTTGTAGCACTCCACTTGTTTTATTTTTAACGAACTCCCACTTACGCAATGCTGGTTCTACATGATCGGCGTGCCATCCCTTATCTGAAAGTTCGCACCCGCAATAAGCACAGCGGCCACCAAATTTCATGCGAAGTTCTGCGCGCTGCTTTTTGGTAATAGTGGTCATGGGTTAGTCCTCAGCCTTGCGCGGCGCTCCGCGAAACTCTGGCGCTGGAGTGTGCTTCGGAGCGGCAATGACATGCTTCAGTAGTTCTTTCCAGGTCGCTGCGTTATTGCTAAGCCAGCGGCCATCGTTATCGTCAAAGAAATCTCGATCAACTGGGTGAGACAATGGCTCGGCGATATCGCACGGAACCGCCACTGTCTGAACACCGTTGTTGTAGTAGCCGAGGTTGGATAGCACATGGCTTTCAGCATAACGTCCAGCCGTATGGCATCTGCCCCGATAGCCGCTATCGTCAGCTGCCCATAGCGTAATGTACGGATCGCCGCGCTGGGTATGCGCGGTGCTCAGAATGAAATATTCACGCTCCATGTTCACTCCCCCTTACTGGTGCCAGCAGTGCGCTCTGTTTCGATGCGCTTGTTGCGCTCCCAGAACCACTTATGAAGCTCCATCATTTCCTTATCGAGCTGCTCATCCTCTCTGTCGAAATAAGCCTGTGCGTCTTTCTCGTTTTCACTTGGTAATTCACCAGGCCCAAGAAGGGTGTTAAATATCCACGCCATTCCGTTCTTGGCATCGCCGGTGGCTCGCCACTCTATAATTGCCGCCCGCATGGCGATCAGGTTTCTCCCGACTATCAGATCGGCCTCTTTAAAGCGTTTGCTGATGTACTCGTTTTCACCTTCCAGCCCTGCTATGCGCTTCTCTGCGGCCTCAAGTATGGAATGAAGTCGAACGCACTCACCATTGCGTTGCCCAACAACCGCAGTAAGATCTTCTATCGTCCGGCGGGCTTGCAGAAGCTCTCGGAGCGCACAAGCAATATCAGCGCTTTCCTGGGCAAATTCATAATCACCGATTCCCAGCGCTTCCTGTTCAGCTCCGTGAAAATCTTGAAGACGGAAAAGCAATTGCCCCTCTGTTAAGATCATTGGCTCACCTCCTGCTTTAACGCCTCTGTTAGAAAATCAACGCCTTTTTGATAGATGGCAATAAGCTCTAGGTCGTCATCGGTTTTATCTTTCCATGCTTGCATTGAAGAAATCCCCTCTTTCATTCGAGGCAAAAGACATTGACATAGATAGTCTCTTCGCCCCTCGATGCACTCCCGAGAGGCGTCGTTAATGTAGAAATTAATCAATTTCGCAGCGGCGCATTCTGATGCTGGAATCATGCTTTGGGCTCCCGCAGATTTTGGGCGAATTCACGCAGCATTTCTGCCATCCGGCTATATTTACAGCCTCCTTGGAGCCATGCAGCACAACTTTCCACACCCTTGGCCCGCATCTCGTTGATGAATGCGTCGGTTGCCGGGGTGTCTATTTTCGAAGGCAAATATGTACCCGGATGTTTTAAGTCTGCGTTCTCGGAAGTCAGCTCTACCACGCGTTTCTCCAGCGCCTCGTTTTCATCCAGCAGTGCAATAACGGTTTCTGGTGGCAGTCTCTTAGAGAAATCGATCAGTTTGTCTAGCCACTGATCGAACGGCATAACCGGAGCCTCGCCGGTTGTTTTTGCGGCTACCGCCGCTTCACGCAGCGCCTGTTTGTCTACCTGGCTCATGCTGACGCCTCCTCACCTAATGCAGTAACCAGATTAGCGATCAGTACTGACAGCTCGCCGGAGAGCAGAACGAAATCGGCGTCAAACCGCTGCGCTGCATCTTCTGGATCGATATCGTCGTTTTGGTAGAGCAGGGCATCACTGAACTTCAGGCGCTTAATGGTGCCGTTATCATCCAGAACGAACTGGATGCGGTCATTCCAGCCCATAGCCAGCTTGGTAACCATCTTGCCGGCTTCGATGTGTACGGTGATCTCGTCGGTATCGACGTCCTGCTGTTTAGTGCGGATGATCCCGCCGTCTTCCAGGGTGGCTTTTAGTTCTGCCTCATCACCCAGGGTAAATCCTGCGTGTGCCTTACCGGTGCGCACCCATTGGGTTAGCGTTAGCTCGATAGGGGTTTTCATGGTGAGCGGTACAACGGGCAGGGAGCCGAGGCTCTTGCGCAGCAGAGAGAGAATGTCTTCGGCCTTTTTAGCGCTGGCTGCATCGACCATAACCAGCTTTTTGGCGGTATCGATCCACAGCCAGCTTTGATGCGTCCGGCTAAATGCTCGCGGCAACAGGGAGTGCAGAACCTCATCGCGCAGCGCGTCTTTCTCGGTCTTCTTCAGCTTGCGGCATTGCTCTTGCTCCAGCTTTGCGATGCGTTCGCGTAAGTGTTTTTGGAGCACCTCAGCCGGGAGTATTTTTTGTTCACGGCGGTAGCGCATCAGGAGGTAGCCATTAGCGGCATGAATTAGGCTGTCAGCCGTAGCGATCGGCGCTGTCCAGCCAGAGCGAGACATATCCTGGCTAGCGCATGGGGTGAAAGCCATCGGTGTGAGAGCGGCCTCGATGGCCTTTGCATCTAAGTTAATGTCTCTGGTGAGGCGGTATATCAGTACGTTTTTCACGTTAAAGGTTTTCACGCATTTATCTCCACACATTTTTTAGGTACGAGTGTCCCCGGCGTTGATTACGGATAATCAACACAAGTGGCATATATCAGGGATTCACACAGAGAAGAGTTCTAGCCGGATAGACTGAATAACTCACTTCATACTTAATTTAAGGTTAGCCAGAACCCTTCTCTGTGTGTGCCACGTATCGTGTGGCTACGGTGATCGCCTGCGTTGGAAGTCACATCGATCACTGCTGGTGTTATGACGGCACCTCCAGCTGGCCGTTGGTTTCCCGTAGTACAGCAGGATGAGCACTCAGCCAACGCCCCACGAAGGCCAACTACTCATGCTGCTGTAAAAAGGGCGGCGACCCGAGAAGCTCCCTGGTGTTGATGCTGCAGGGGCCGCCAACTGATACAAGGCAATGGTAATCAGTCCGGATATCCGCGCTCGGTTTCCCTACGGTGCCGCCGGTTCGGCGCTATCTCCACACGCACTTCGTTATTGATTGTGCCCCTGTATAATCAGTTTAATTAGTTGCTCGCCGAAAAACATGTTGGTGAAATGGACTTCACTGAATCATCAATTACAGAGCACTCAACACCACAGTAGTTGAATTCATTAATGATCCATCTTTTTAATTTTTCTACTGATATGTTACTTTTCAACAATACAATTTGTACGTCAAATAATCTTTTTTCTTTCGCCTTTATGGTTACATCACAACATCTACACAGGCCACTAAATTCGTATAACCCAACAGTCGACGGAACATCAGTCAACACAATGCCGTTACTTTTCACAATTAAATCGCACTGTAAAATACACCGTCGATCAGCAGTGAACGCTGAAACATCTTCACTAAATGGCGTGCTCATACCAGCCTTAAGGTCAGCAAGACACTCTGAATGCAATGCATCTACATCATTTACAAAGCGTTTCCCGTACCTAATGGCGCAGATCGCCATTCTGGCTTTTGCCTCAACCACCTCCCAAAACTTTATCGATGTTGCTGCGTCAACTAAGCGTGGCATAACGCCTCCTCATCTTCATATAGATAAGCTGGCTAAAAGGTCTAATGGCTAAGTTTTACAAAAGCCGCCTTAATCGCAATGGCTAGATTTTCTGCTGGCTCCTTTGTTTCTATTCCATAGTTAATAATCGCGTCGCTAAGTGTTTTCGCGGCAATATCAAGAACGCTGCCTTTTAGGCGCGGGACCTTAATTGCCCATTCACTAATAATTACTCCATTAATGGAGTTACGATGTAAATCAAATGGTTTTTTAGTTTGCTCAGATGACTTACCAAACGGGACCTCCGAGAGGTCTCGGTTAATGATGGATTTAAGTTCACCAACCATCCTTGTGTGGAACTTTTCCACATCGCCTTCTTGATATGCACCCGATAGAATGGCAAAGATTGCCGATTCCGCTCTTGCGCCGATCATTTTCCAAAACTGGATTGCTTCTTCGTTACTCATAACCCCCACCCCTCATATTCACATCTCTGTAGGCTCCGTCTGCATAACTCAAATGTACCTTTAGTTACCAATGCTGTCAACACCGCGATGTACTTTTAGTTACATTGAGACATAAAAAAAGGCCAGATTGGTATCTGGCCTCTCATAAATCAATTAGTTAGATATTTTGTGTTATCTGAACAACTTTCCCAACTATGCGGCAATTCCCGTTTATCGGGATTGGCTTAAAGACTGGGTTCAGTGGCATAAGATAAGAGTAAGGGCTGTCCCATACTAATTTTTTAACGGTTGCTTCTGATGATCCATCTAGAACAGCTACAACTATTTTCCCATATAGATCATCTATCTGTCCGTAATGTGGCTCAACAATTACGATAGAACCTTCGGGGATTGACGGTAGTCCGTTAGGGTTGGTCATAGACTCCCCACGGACGACTAGGCCAAAAACTTCATCTGAGACATTGGCCGTTGTTTGTGTCCAGGATATCACGTCAGAACGCCTTGAGCTTGCGTAGGTTTCAGTCCACACCCCTGCTTGAACTGCCGAAATAATAGGCACGGCAACTGGTGGTTTTAAGTATGGGATTACCCTTGTATCGTCCCTGACTTCATCAGTGGATGTGCTACCACTTCCGTAAAGTATCCACTCTGGCGCTACCTGCAGGGTGGCAGCTAGCTGATGTAGGTTCTCTCCGTCAGGTTTGGTAGTCCCACTTTCCCACTTTGTGACAGATACGCGGCTGACTCCGAGCCTTTTGGCTAGAGCTTGCTGTGTAATGCCGAGTTGCACTCGTCTAGATCTGATTCTGTCTTTCATCTCAGTTTTCATGTAACCGATGTTACATGCTTCCGTGGTAACTGTTATTTGCTATTTTACGTACCTTTTGTTACCTTTGATGCAACAGATAACTAGGAGGAGCTATGCGTAAATCAGTAGTAATTGAACATTTTGGAGGAGTTTCAAAAACAGCCTGTGCTTTAGGGATATCTCATCCAGCTGTATGTCGTTGGAGAGATATCATCCCCGAAAAGCAAGCCTTGAAGGTAGAACGGATCTCCAAGGGAGCTCTGAAATATAACCCATCCATGTATCAAAAATAATAGCCGAAGAAATAAATCGTCAGTAACTACCGAGAGGGAATTGAGATGGTAGACATCAAGACAACGATCAAAGAGATGTGCAAGGCATTTCCTGGTGGTCAGAAGGCGATGTCAGAGCAACTTGGCATGACCTATGACGCGTTCCGCAATCACCTGGATCAGAAGTGCGCTAGCCGCTTCTTCACTCTTATTGAGCTGGAGCAGATGGAGGATTTATCCGGGACGTCACTGCTTGCTGAGTACCACGCTGCCCGCCGGGGAAAATTGCTGGTTGATATCCCTGTATTGGAGCAGATCGACAACGTCGAGCTTTACGAGCATTCCATGCGGGAAATGGTTGCCGATGGCGAGTTGGCCAAAGCAAAGGTAGAGGCTGTCGCTGATGGGGTGATCTGTAGTGATGAGAAGCAGGCGTTGACGACGTTGTTCTGGAAGAAGATGCGCAATCACGCGTATGGCTTCTTCGCGTTCATGGCTCTGAATGGGGCTGCGATTGCTGATGACTCAGCGGTATGGGTGGCGCACCGGGAATGCCGTCCCAGTGCGCCGGTTGCGCATAACACTCTGTGTGGAGATTAAACGCATGAACATTTTAAGCCAAAACAGACCATCAACGCAATTTCGGTGCCGGATCGTCGGTGGCCGCCTGAGCTATGAGCAAATCGTAGCGGCGTCAGATAAGCGCGGCAACAACCAACCTCGCCGAGGTTTGGTAGTCGCTCGTGCAGCTGTTGATGCTGCGTGGTGTGAGTTTTACGGGAACGGGAGGATTAACCATGGCTAAGTTTCCGCGAGTTGGCCATCACTACCAGGATGGCCTGGGTAACGTCGTGCGGGTTATCTCTACATGCGCTGACGGGCAGAAAGTAGCTTACCGTCGTTTGGGGTATGACTGGACGGTTAGCGCTGCCCTGATCGTGTTTAACGCCCGTTTTCGGAGGTTAGCGTGAGCATTGACGCAATGAGATGGGCCAAGCCCATCAAGACAGGGCGCTCATCCTCCAAGGCTGTTCTAACCTGGCTGGCTGACATGTGCGGTGCTGATCTTTGTGCGTACCCGTCTATTGCAGCCTTGGCTGATGCCACCGAGTTGAACGTAAAGACCGTGCAGTCAAGCCTGAAGCACCTGGTTGAGCTGGGGCTGATTGAGGATACCGGAGAACGCCGTGGCGCCACCCGGCAGGTTATCGTCTATCGCCTGGTAGGAGTGTCTGAGAGCTATGAGGATTCTAAACACACCCAAAAACGGGAGTCTTTAAAGGCACCCAAAAACGGTACTGTTAAAAAAGCAAAGACACCCAAAAACGGTAACGTTACCGAAAACGGGTGTGTTCAAGATGGAAAGGAACCCGAAAACGGTAGTGTTAGCGAGGGAAAGACACCCAATTTTGGAGGGAAAGACCCCCAAAAACGGGATCCGGAATCTATCAGGAACCTAAAAGATAAAGGATCTACCCCCCTAGCCCCCAAGGGGGAGGGGATGGCCGAACAGGTATCAATCCTGATTGACCACCTGAATCAGAACATCGCCACCCTGGCCGACAAGCTGGGCAAGCCAAAGCCACTGGGTTTTCGCAAAGGGACCAGCGCTGCTAAGCAAGTTGCCGCCCGACTACGTGAAGGGTTCACCGTTGAAGACTGCCTACTGGTCATGGACTACCTGTCCGAGATGTGGGGGGCAGATCCTGAAATGCGTGAGTACCTCTGCCCGACCACGATTTTCAGAGCATCAAAATTCGATGAGCGCGTAGTGAAGGCGACTAACTGGTCCAATGCTGGCCGACCGTCGCGTTGCGGTAACTCCTGGAATCGCGGGAGTGCATCGCCGTTCGGCGCGTCTACTGGACCACACTGGAATAGCCCGGAAGGTTGGGAGAGTACGCTATGAAAGATTTAGCCACGGTAATCAAAAATCGCGATGGTGGCGCGCTGGCGACTATGGCCAGTGGTGATGTTAGCCAACGCCGAGTAGTAAACTCCGACGCCCAGCAGCTGGTTGATGTGCTGTTCGACAACCTGGTTCAGATCTTCCCGGCAGCCAGGCATACGGTGATGGCTGACCCATCCGCCGAAGCGGCGACTAAACGCCAGTGGATCTTGGCATTTGCCGAGAACGGGATCACGACAGTCGAGCAGGTCCGTGCCGGTATGCGTATTGCGCGCCAGCAAGAGACCGACTTCTGGCCGAGCTGCGGCAAGTTTATTGCCTGGTGCCGTGATGGGATGGTTTCATCGGTTGGGTTGCCGGCGGCGTCGGATATCTTTGATGAGTTCAAGCGGTATGCCGCAGAGCGCGGTCGCTATCAGTCCCCAGAGACATACCCCTGGCCGCATCCGGTTATGTACTGGATCGTGTTGGATGTGCGTCGCCTGATGCAGCAGTACAACTACACCGACGTTGAGGTGATGAAGTCCATCAAATCTAAGCTCGCCGTCTGGGCGCGTGATATCGCGAAAGGTAAGACCATCCCCAATCCTGTCTCCCGCATTGCTGATAACCGTCGGCCAAAAACAGCCGCAGAGCTAGCCGGGAACCCGGAACATTACAAGTCAATTGGGCTGGCCGCGCTGGCTAGCATTCGCCAGCAGGTACACGGGAATACAGGCAAGGGGGCAGCATGAGCAGAGAGAATTCAGCTATGGCCGCAGCACACCGTGATCGTGCTGAGGCGTTGGCATCACGCGGACTTTACCGCCGAGCTATCACTGAGCTGACTGCAGCGGCAATGTACGCCGATGTGTCACAGATCGGAGGCATTGTGGTGCGTCGTAACGAGCTATCGCGCCGTGTTCGTTGTGTTCAGCGTGCCAGCGGTGATCCGCGTATGGACTACGACAACTGCGTAGGAGGCGTTCTGTGACCATCAATGTTGTTAGCTTTTCTGGTGGTCGTACTTCGGCCTATTTGGTTTATCTCATGGAGCAGCGTCGCGCTGCTGGTGAGGATGTTCGTTACACGTTCATGGATACGGGGGCTGAACATCCTGGCACATATCGATTTGTCCGCGACGTGGTTGAGCATTGGGGGATACCGCTAGTTTGCTTACGTGTTGTAGTAAACCAGGAGCTTGGGGTAGCGAATAGCTATCGCGTTGTTCCTATCGACGAAATTGGGCCTGATCTGAAGCCGTGGCGTGATGTGTGCAAAAAATATGGGCTCCCGTACCCAGGCGGGGCGTTTTGTACTCGTGTAATGAAAGAGGAAGTTTTCAATCATTACTGCCGTGATGTGTTCGGTAAAGGTAGTTATCACACATGGCTTGGCATCCGCGCGGATGAACCGAAGCGCCTAAAACCTCGCGATGGATTTAGTTATCTTGCTGATATTAGCCAGATGGAAAAACAGGACATCCTTGATTGGTGGAAGGGGCAACCGTTCGATTTGAATATTCCAGAGCACCTTGGGAACTGCGTGTTTTGTATCAAAAAAAGCATCAATAAAATCGCCCTTGCTGCCCGCGACGAGCCAGAGATGGCTGGCGAATTTTGGCAACTCATAACAGATCCATCCGTCAGGGCGGTGGAGCGTCGCCAGCAAGAAAACAAGATTATGTACCGGGGCAACAACTCGCTTGAGAGTGTGATCGCCTTATTTGCAGATCATACTCGAGATGAAATTGCAGCAACGATCAGGAGCAAGGGGGGTTACGACACCGGCTCATGCACGGAAAGTTGCGAAGCTCTTGCGTGCGATATCGGTTCTGCCGATGGCGCATCCGTTGAAACAGGCGCTATCCCAGCGGCGCGTGCCTGGCAGCGGCCCTTCTTGAAATGGGCTGGCGGTAAATACTCACTGCTACCAGCACTGGATCAGCTGATCCCAGCCGGTAATCGCCTCATTGAGCCATTCGTTGGCGGCGGGTCTGTGTTCATGAACTCCAACAAGCACGAGCGCTTTCTTCTGGCCGACGTTAACCCAGACCTGATTAACCTCTATCAGATGCTGGCAGTGGTTCCTGATTCCGTAATCAGTGAGGCAATGAAGGCATTCGGGAATCTGAATGATGCCGAAAACTTCACGGTAATTCGTGAAGCATTTAACGCACAGCAGCTGGATGCGGTCGAGCGCGCAGCAGCATTCCTTTACCTCAATCGACACTGCTTCAATGGCCTGATTCGTTACAACCGGGATGGCTTTTTCAACGTCAGCTGGGGTAAGTACAAGGCACCACATTTCCCGGAAGAAGAGATTAAGGCGTTTAAGCGTAAGTCTCATTCGTGCGTGTTCATGAACGCAAATTTTAGCCGAACGTTAGCGCTTGCTGGCGCCGGTGATGTCGTTTACTGCGATCCGCCATACGAGCCCATGCCAGGCACTGCAGGATTCACTAACTACGCCGCCGGAGGCTTCTCATGGGATAGCCAGATCGCACTGGCTGAAAGTTGTGTCGCAGCTCATAAACGCGGGGCAAAGATCGTTATCAGCAACTCTACCGCCCCTAGGGTACTGGACCTTTACAAGTGCCACGGTTTTACGCTGCATCGCGTCAGCGCCAGACGGGCCATATCCAGCAAGGGAAGCACTCGCGAAACAGCGACGGATATTGTCGCCAGCTTGGGGGTGTGATGAAGCTATACCTCCCATTCCCACCTAGCGTTAACACCTACTGGCGCGCCCCCTCGCGGGGGCCGCTTGCCGGTCGCCACCTGGTGAGCGCCAAAGGGCGAGCATTCCACACCGAATGCCGAGCCCGCGTTCTGGAGCAGCTGCGCCGCTATCCGACACCGATGGCTGGCGATCTGTCTGTATATGTCGTCCTGTACCCGCCGACCCGCGCCCGCCGCGATCTGGATAACTTCTTCAAGGCGCCACTGGACTCCATGACGAAGATCGGTATCTGGCATGACGATAGTCAGGTCAAGCGGTTGACGGCTGAGTTCGGTGAAGTGGTGAAAGGCGGATGTGTAGAGATCTCGATACAGCAAATCTTATCGTTACCTAAGAAACTCACGAGCAAATAGTATGCCAATTATGCCAGCCATGATTTTCTGTTTTATTTGTAATGCCTTATATAACAAAAAGATTTTTCTGCGGTCTGGTTATAGATCCAGTAGAATAGATAGGCCACATAGCCATGCCGGGGTATGTGGAAACAATCAACTGTGTGGAGGTAGTGATGAATCAATTGATCTCGATTGATGGTATCTGCGTTCGTCAGGATGTTGATGGGCGTTTCTGCTTAAACGACTTGCACCGGGCTGCCGGTGGTGAAAAGCGTCACCAGCCAACTAACTGGCTGGCTCTGGCGCAGACTAAAGAGCTTATTGGCGAAATAATCGCCACTCCTGAGATTACAGGAGTGCTTAATAATCAACCAATTAGCGTAATAAATGGCGGTGACTACCGAGGTACGTATGCGTGTAAGGAGCTTGTCTATGCGTATGCCATGTGGATCAGCGCAGCGTTTAACCTAAAAGTTATTCGCACATTTGACGCGATACAGTCCGCTGCCAGAGATAACTGCGCTGCCGATAAGGTGCAGGCGGGTATCATGATCTTGGAGTCTGCCGCTAAGACCCTCAATCTCTCCAATTCATCTAAACTGGCCGGTTACCAGAAACTGCAGCAGTTCGTGGGTATTCCTGAGTTGATGCCAGCCTATGCTATCGATGCCCCATCAGATGCCGCCGATGGGTCAAGCAGGCCAACTAGTTCACTCACCGCTATTTTGAAGCGGCATAACATTCCTGTCTCTACAACGGAGGCATACCGCAGGCTGATGCAGCTAGGTATTGTCCAGCATTGTGAGCGCCCAAGCCGCTCCACTAAGGCCAAGAATGGTGTTAAGGCGTTCTGGGCGGTGACAGCGCGGGGCTGCCAGTATGGGAAGAACATCACCAGTCCGAACAATCCTCGTGAGACACAACCGCATTTCTTTGACTCAAGAGCAGGGGATCTCCTCAAACTGATGATGACGGAGGCTCAGGCGTGATGATGCTGACGAAGAAGCAGGAAGGCGTATTGAGCTTTATCAGTGATTTTATCGCTGCTAACGGTTTCCCTCCAACGCGCGCAGAGATTGCCAAGGGTGTTGGCTTCCGTTCACCTAATGCTGCAGAAGATCACCTCAAGGCGTTGAGCCGTAGTGGGGCCATTGAGCTGATCCACGGTATTGCTCGGGGTATCCGGATCCGGGAGACAGCGTAATGCGCATGCTGTTTACCGCATTCCCTCAGCGGAGTGCTGGCGTTGTCCTGCTGAAAACCGGAAAGCTGACGCGCCGTTTCACTGATGGCCAGCGCGTGATGCTGGCTGACGTTCCGGCCGCATTTCATAACAGCCCCGCCGGGGAACTGGTATCCGATCAGCTGATAGCTGCGGATCCTGTGTGGCGTCCCTTTTTCGCTCATGAGCGCGTGCAGAAAGCTGCCAGCCTGTATATGCGATTTTCAGACTATCTAGAGTCATTCCACTACTGCCAGTGGAAGAACGTGCGCGATGGCTACCACAGCATAGAGCTAACGAATACCGAGAGTGAGCACGGTGGCGCCAAGTTGTGCTGGGCTTGTGACAACGCCATGCGCGGCACTGATGGCAAGTTGTTTACAGAGCTGTGCGAGAAAAACCGCTCTGAGTGGGTGATCGAGGCTGCCCGCCGTGGGCTCAAGCTGCCGGAAGGGCATCAGCTGACTGAGCCGGAGTTGTGTTGGTGGGCGCTGGTATTCGGTGTGGCTGACCTGATCCCCGGCGGCATCGCGCGTCGTATCACTGGTGTCGAGCCAGAAGAGATCACCGGCGTGATGAGCGAGTCGACCATTGTACCTGATCGACCAACGGCTCAGGGCGTACTGGCCGCTGCGGTAGAAGTAGCAGAGGCTGCCATCCCACAGGAGAGAATGAAGCCGGTACTAAAACTTGTGGCAGATGAAACGCCAGCGGCAGGCTTTATGCTGCGCCCCAAGCTCCAGCGCTGGGAGAGTGAGAAGTACACTCGCTGGGTGAAGACTCAGCAGTGCTGTGGGTGCGGTAGTCCTGCCGACGATCCGCATCACATCATCAATGCAGGTCTAGGGTTGGGTGGTGTCGGAACCAAGACCCATGACCTTTTTGTGATCCCGCTATGCCGGCGGTGTCACGACGAGCTGCATCGGGACGTAAGCGCCTGGGAGCGGCAGCACGGCAGCCAGGTGAAGCTGCTAGTGCAATTCCTCAATAGGGCGCTAGGTATCGGCGCGATTTTTACAGCTTAATGTGTGGAGATAGCTGATGTTTTATCCTGATTGTATGGCTAAGGCCGACGGTAGTGATTTGAAGCTGCGTACTCTGGATCGGGTATGGTTGCAGGGGCGTTTACGCATGTGGGGGCGCTGGGCGCTAGTAAGACGTAATCAGGGGGCAGCCGGGATTCTGTCAAAGTTAATTTGTGATCCAACGATCTCAAAAGCGGCATTGCAAAGAGCCAAGCGGGCGATGACACGCTCAGGAATAACGAGCGAAGAGTTGCAGGCCATTTTCGACTGTATCAAAGGCGATCGCGCTGCTAGCAGCTTGTTATTCCTAAGCGATGACGAAGGTGTGATGATTGATAGCGTGATTGCCAGGGTGCTAGGTGCGGGGCAGTTGAACATAGTCAAAGAGCACTATTGCCATCGGAAGAGTTGCTATCAGATCGCTGTTGAGCGCCATGAGAAAGACCCTAGTGCCTGCCTCAGAACGTATCAAAACAGGGTTAATGCGTGGCTGTCGTCTGCTGAGTTCGCGCTGTTTAAGCCGCTGCGCGATGCATTAAAAAAAGATAGTTGACATTTTTACCGAGAAAGTTAGTATTTTGATATACGCTTAGCGAAGCTGCGCCGGCTCGGCAGCCAGCAAAAGCGGAACGAATTTGATTAACCCGCCATTGAGCGGGTTTTTTTATGCCTAAATTCCGACAATGCGCGATCTGTAGAGATAGGGATGAGTATGCCTAGTGTTACGGATTGTTGATGAGGGGTGAGGGTGTTCGAGCGCTGTCTATTAGATGGCGAATCTTGCTGTGAAATGGGCGGCTACCGGGTGTTAGAGCACTCCGGTAACCATGCGCCCGTTGTAGAGATCACGGGCGCACCAAGGCCCACCGCTTGTGTGCACAAAGCGGGAATGAGCCTATCAAAAAAGGCCCAATCAATCTATGAAAAATACTGTAGATTTAAACAGTATTAATCTTGTTAACGCTGATTCTCTCGATTACATCAAAACGCTGCCAGATAACTGCATAGACCTGATAGCAACCGATCCCCCGTACTTTCGAGTCAAGGATTGCGCCTGGGATCGTCAGTGGCGCGGTGAGTCTGAGTATTTATCATGGTTGGACAGCATTCTGGTCGAGTTTTGGCGGGTGCTAAAACCAACCGGTAGCCTGTATGTGTTTTGTGGGTGGCATTTAGCAGCAGATATAGAGCTGTTAGTGCGTCAGCGGTTCAGTGTGCTAAGCCATATCATCTGGGCTAAACCGTCAGGCCGCTGGAACGGTTGCCGCAAAGAGAGCTTGCGGGCCTACTTCCCAGCCACAGAGCGTGTCATCTTTGCCGAGCATTATGCGGGTCCATACAGGATAAAAGACGATGGCTATGCTGCGCTGTGTACGGCGACAAAGCAAAGCGTACTGGCCCCGCTGATCGAGTATTTCTCCTCTGCTAAAAAGGCGCTTGGCGTTAGCTCGAAAGAGATCAACGCAGCGACCGGTAAGCAGATGGCCTCACATTGGTTTAGTGCCAGCCAGTGGCAGTTACCCAGCGAGTCGGATTACCTCAAGCTGCAGGCGTTGTTTGACCGCATAGCGCGGGAAAAACAGCAAACCAGCGAGATGGATAAGCCACACAGCTCCTTAGTTACTCAGTATCATCAACTACAGCGCTCTTACCAAGAACTGCTGGGCGCATATAAGTCCATGCGGCGACCGTTCACCGTATCTGCACTCGTCCCCTATACCGATGTGTGGACGTACAAGCCGGTGCCGTTTTACCCCGGCAAGCATCCATGTGAGAAGCCTGCCGATATGATGCGGGATATCATCCTGGCGAGTAGCCGCCCTGGTGATGTGGTGGCTGATTTCTTCATGGGGTCGGGGGCCACGATTAAGGCGGCTATCCGTAATGGTCGTTATGCCATCGGGGTTGAGCTGGAAGAGGACCGTTTTAAACAGACAGAGAAAGAGATTGCAGAGCTGATGGCAGGTCTATGCGAGCCGTCAGAGTAAATATACCGCCTACTGGCGGTTTTTCTTTTTTGCCCGTCACTACTGACACGCGATGAGATCGACGTCCTGAGATAGCGCAGGGGGCTACCTACCAGCGCCACGCAATAGCCAGCCATTAATCACATCTTACTTTTTCATGAGTGGCCACGCGTGGCGCTGCTCTCTGCTTGCCTGGGTGAGCATTCAACTATCGCCCAGCGTTCGCTGGACGCGAACAATCGGAGGTGTATATGAGTGATCCGCTAACCGGCACAGGGTCAGCTGCTGGGGCGTTAGCAGGAGTGACGTTTGTAGGGCTTTTTTCTGGGGCTGATGCGGGGGTGGTGATCGCGGCTTTTGCCGGTGCTGTCGTTTTCGTACTGTCCGCCGCGGAGTTCCCCGCCTGGAAGCGCATCGCGTTTGGCTTTGTGTCTTTCCTGATGGGGGTTGTCGCTGCGGGGTTTACGGCGTCGGTCATCGATCAGTTTCTACCGGACCAGGTCGTAGTCGATAAGCCGATCGGCGCGTTGGTGGCCAGTGCCTGCGTGATTTGGGTGCTGATGTTCATCATCTCGAAGGCTAAGAACCCGCCGCCCCTAAACCTGAAAGGGGGTGGAAAGTGACAGCTGATCTGTTTCTGCTTCATATCAATGCCGCTGTGTGTGCGGCTATCGCCATGCGGCTGTTGCTGTTCCGTCGCAACGGATCGCAGCACAAGCGCCTGGGTGCCGTACTGGCCTACATCCTGATTGTGGCGTCGGCTTCGGTTACGTTCCGGGTGCTGATCGGCGTGTATCACTCCGCTGACATCTCCGAGACGATTATCAACATTTTCTTCATGGCGCTGGTAATGAGAGCCAAGGGGAACGTCATGCAGTTATTTCGGGGGGGCTTCGCGATGACTAAAGATGAAATTTTTGACGGGTTACTCAAGCGCGAGGGCGGGTACGTTAACCATCCTGCTGATCGTGGTGGCCCGACTAACTGGGGTATCACCGAGGCAGCGGCACGAGCCAACGGTTATACCGGTGATATCAGCATGCTGTCGCGCGATCAGGCGTTGCGTATCTATCACGCCGACTACTGGGAAAGCCCACGCTTTGATCTGATCGAAGTCGTTTCTCAGCCTATCGCCGTGGAGCTGCTCGACACTGGCGTCAACATGGGGCCATCGGTAGCAGCCAAGATGTTGCAGCGCTGCCTTACGGCTCTGAACGACGGAGGCCGACTTTATCCTGACCTGCAGGTTGATGGGGCTATCGGTAATCGCACGGCCAACGCCCTGCGGGCCTATCTCGCAAAGCGTGGCCATGACGGTGAGACGGTATTGCTCAAGGCGCTGAACTGCTGCCAGGGTGCTCGCTACATCGAACTGTCAGAGGCGCGCCCAGCTAACGAGGCGTTTTTGTATGGCTGGCTACGTGAGCGAGTAGCGCTGTCTTAACCATATCTGAAGTGTATCCAAGAGCCTCGGTTATTCCGGGGCTTTGTCATATCTGCGCCATGCCCGGCGCATGTAAATCGCAGAGCCTTACAGAAATGAGCCTTGGAGAACCGTCGTTATAGGTGGCGACCTCTCTGCGGGCGGCGTTTCTGGGCAACAAGGCTCATTTCTATAGGAGTACGCTCAATGAAATATCCAACCGTGTTGGTAAACGGTGTGTCCGTTCGCGTTGATGAAGCGGGGCGTTATAGCCTGAACGATCTCCACATGTCTGCGGTAGCTTGTGGCCAAGCCAAAGAAAATCAGGGCCCGAGCCAGTTCCTTCGAACTAAGAAGGTAAAAGCATTTGTTGAAACCTTGACCAGAATGCAGAAATGCATTCTGGAACAAAATCAACCAGTTATTGTAATTAATGGCGGGTTTAGTCAGGGGGTATGGGCAGAGGAGATTGTTGCCATACGCTATGCGGCATGATTGAGCGCTGAGTTTGAGATCCGTGTGTATCAAACCTTTCAGTCTTTTGTCAGAAAAGGATTTGATGCCATGACTCGGCTGAATAAGCTCGATCTTGTCATCAAGACTGAAACAAAGGATATCAGCCAGTGCGCAAGTCGAATGGCTAGATGGGGAGTGGGTGGTCGTAAGCGATTATTGCACACGGCCAGAGAAAGGATCGTGGATGAAGTGCAGATGTGTTTGCCGGGGCTGAGCCATGAATAGCCAATCTCCTGACGAGTTCTTTGCCTGGCGTGTAGCTGAGGCCTACTTGCTCCACCTAGTATCAATACACCGGCGTCCAGTCTACAGGCATGAGACTGGGGACATTGAGGTTGACCGTAACTTTTTAACCGGGTTGCTGGATGGGTATATCAAGGAGCGTCACCCATCAGCATGGTGCGTAAGGTTTTGCATTCGTTTACTACGGCCGCTGTATGAACTACCCGATAACCGGGTCGTTTTTGTCGGAGGGCGGCCGCCTATGCTTAACCGTCTTGGTATTCGCTACATGAATGCCTTGGTGTGTCAGTTTGCCGATATGTTGGTAGATATGGATCTGCGCGATGGATGCGGGATGTTGCGCATGCCAAGCGAAGAAGAGATGACGGCGAGGTATTCAAGGGGTCTGTGAGGTAGTCACATGCTTGGTGAACGGTTATGGAAGCCACTGGCGCTAATCGCGTTGGTGGCTTTGTCGTATTGGGGGCTGTCGTCCTGGCGGTACGCCGCTGGCCATACAGATGGAAAGGATGAGGCTGATCGAGCGTGGCAGGCTAAATGGTCGCAGCGTGATGCCGGGGAAGCCCAGGCGATTACAGACAACGTGATGCTGACGCTCAACATCATGAATCAGGCGGTGGAGGCTAATCGAAATGCAAAGCACCAGATCGCACTGGAGTCACAGAGAGCCGCGCGCGATATCGCGGTGGCTATTGCGGGTGATGATTGCGCTAGTCGGCCTGTGCCTGCTGTCGCTGCTCAGCGGCTGCGGCAGTACGCGGACAGTGTACGTTCCGGCGCCAGCAGCACCACTGAGCGCTGAGTTAACCGCCGACACGCCAGTACCGGTAGTACCTGATCCGCTGACCTGGGGGGCTAGCTTGTATCTCAATGTGCGCCTATTATCTGCCCTAAAGAAGTGCAATGTGGACAAAGCGGGGATCCGGCGTGCGGAGTTAAAGCGCGCCTCTCTTGTAGCGGGCAATAAAAATCACATCGATAAATGAGGTAGTGAGTGATGGAAAAAGCAGAGCGGATTGCAGTAAACACCCCGGAGTTTCAGTTCGACCTGTATCAGATGGTTAATGTGCGCGTTATTGATAAGTTTGGTGAGGTGCGTGGGCGGGCTCAGTACGTCAATGCTGAGAACCAGTATTACATCTGCTGCTACGACGCTGATGGCCGTACAAATTCCTCCTGGTTCGATGAATCCCTGTTGGTAGCCGCTGGGGATGATCGCCACCCTGGTTGTCCTATCTACGCCGGTATCGATCTGCCCGATGTGGTCAAGGTCGAAGAAGAGTAAGCATTGCAGCAGGCCTTCGCCGAGGGCCTGCGATAATGTTTATTTGTAGCAAATGCGCAGACTAATGTGCAGCGGAATATCCACGATTACACCAACTCTATGGGATGGAAGTATGGCACCTCTTAAAGATCAGATTGAGTCTGAGCTAAATGCTTTCTTTTCCGCGACATTTGGTGATGCATTTAAATGCTGCCATCTGGGCGAAAGCGTATCGGATTACGAGTTATCTACAGTTGACCTTCCAACAGAAAATAAACCGGGGCTTCAGCTTGGTGAGTTAGCTGTGGTAATCGAGCTGGCGAATGGCCGTTGCTTTGAGATTGCAGCATCAGAATGGTTACAGATAAACCCGCTTTAAATTAATTCTTTGTATATAGAAGCTATTAGCGACAACCATCGCTGATGGCTTTGTCGTGTCATGGGCCGCTTATAGCGGCCTTTTTCATGGGGGTATGTATGAAGCCATCACCGTTTCAACTCACGCGAGCACGCCGCTGTGGCTACTGTGGATCACGGTCACACTGCACACAGTACTGCCCGAAGACCAATGCAGGGCGTATGAACATAGCTCTCCGTGAGCAGATGAATCAACTGAAGAATCGCCCGCAACTGTAATCCACTGGCGTCGCCTGTCGCCGTTTCCTCACCTTAACCGAGACCATGCCATCCTTCATGCGAGTGGGTGAGGTCAGTCAAAAACAGGTAACGCCGGGGTGATCCTCGCATGGTCGCCCGCTGGAGCGATGGCGGAAGAATCCAGCACACCAACCGATAAATGATAATAATTATCAAAAGGTACTCCCTGAGGGTGTCCCTACTGCGGGTTAAGCGCCACGCGGCGAGTGGCTGATTTTTGTATTTTCATGGCCATCATCAGCATGTAGTTTAATTTATTGATTAATAAGGTAAAAAAATAGATGTATTTGGCGATTTAATTTCGTGCAGTAATCAACTGATGTTTTTTATTTTATTGAATAATAAAGAGAAAGATTAATTCCATATGCTGTATTGGGGGGTGTTATGGGATCTGTCGATGATCTTGGCGCCGCCTTTGCGTGGAGTATCTCTAAGATTTCTGAGGCTTTTTCTCTTGATCGAGCCACAGTTAGAAAGCGGCTTAACCAGGCTGGCGTCGAACCAGCGGGAGAGAATAGAGGTAATGCCCTATATGCCCTACGCGATGTTGGGCCAGCTCTGTTTTCTACCAATAGCGCTCCCGTTGATGTCGATGGGCTGCAAAACCCCGCATTGATGCCACCAAAGGATAGAAAGGACTGGTATCAGTCTGAAAATGAGCGCGTGAAGTTGGAGGAGAGTACGCGGCAGCTGATCCCGGAGTCTGAGGTGGTAGCCGTATTTTCCAGCATGACGAAAGCGGTAGTGCAAGTTCTTGAGACTGTCCCCGATCTGCTAGAGCGCGACTGTGCGCTGTCTCCACAAGCTGTCTCACACGTTCAAAACGTCATCGATGATCTGCGCTTTACGCTGGCTGAGCGCACATACCATGCCTGCGCATCGGATCTGACCGGTAGCGAGGAGGGATTAGGGGAGGATTGATGTACGCATCCGCAAAACTGATAGGGCAGGACTTATCGGCTCGATTAAAGCCGCCGCGTCGGATGAGGGTATCCGAGGCTGTTGGTAAGTATATGCGGGTGCCAAAGAGCGCGGGTAACTCCATCGCGTGGGATCCGAATGTGTCGCCGTATGTGCTAGAGCCGTTGGATTGCCTGGCTTCGAGAGAATTTGATGCAGTGATTTTTGTTGGTCCTGCCCGAACCGGTAAGACGGTGGCGCTGGTTGATGGCTGGATTGTCTATAACATCTGCTGCGACCCGTCAGACATGCTGATTGTGCAGATCTCCGAGGAGAAGGCTAGAGAGCATTCGAAGAAGCGCCTAGACCGTACTTTTCGGTGTAGCCCTGCGGTGCGCCGGCGGATGAGTCCGCGCCGGAACGACAATAACGTCCATGACAAAATTCTACGTGATGGTTCTTATCTAAAAATTGGCTGGCCGTCGGTCAACATCATGTCGTCGTCAGACTATCGCTTTGTCGCGCTAACTGACTATGACCGTCTGCCGGAGGACATTAACGGAGAGGGTGATGCGTTTAGCTTGGCCTCTAAACGTACCACGACTTTTATGTCAGCGGGGATGACCCTGGTTGAGAGCTCGCCGGGGCGAGATATCGTAGACACGAAGTGGAAGCGAAAAACGCCTCATGAAGCGCCACCGACGACGGGGATCTTATCGCTCTATAACCGTGGTGATCGCCGGCGCTGGTATTGGCCATGCCCTCACTGTGGTGAGTTTTTCCAGCCGATTATGGAGAACGTTGTCGGCTATAGAGATAACCCGGATCCCATGGAGGCCAGCGAGGCGGCTCGGGTGCAGTGCCCACACTGTATGGGGCTGATTGAGCCGAATCAAAAGCGTGAGCTTAACGCTCGCGGTATCTGGCTGCGCGATGGGGAAATTAGCTCTGCCGATGGTGAGCGTAGCGGAACGCCACGTCGATCTCGTATCGCGTCTTTTTGGATGGAGGGGCCGGCGGCGGCGTACCAGACCTGGGCGCAGCTTATCTACAAGATTTTGACCGCTGAACAGGAGTATGAGGCGACCGGTAGTGAGGAAACGTTAAAAACGGTCATCAATACTGACTGCGGACAGCCGTATATGCCGCGCCGTTCGCTGGAAAGCCGCAAGAGCGATGTCTTGATGGCGCGCGCGGAAGTGATAGAGAAGCGCGTTGTACCGGAAGGCGTGCGCTTCCTGATCGCGACTGTGGACGTGCAAGGCGGTAAGAATCGTCGTTTTGTTGTGCAGATTATCGGTTATGGCGCCGATGGCGAGCGCTGGGTAGTCGATCGCTACAACATCCGCTATTCCATGCGGGTCAATGAGAATGGGGAAAGTCATCCGATTAATCCGGCTGCATTCGCTGAGGATTGGGACCTGTTGAGAACCGATGTTCTTGATAAGACCTATCCTTTGGAGTCATCGCCAGATATTCGCATGCCAATATTGGCTATGGGGGTCGACTCGGGGGGGGAGGATGGCGTCACCGACAACGCTTACACTTTTTGGCGTCGTTGCCGCCGTGATGGTGAGAGTCGGCGCGTCTATTTGCTGAAAGGGGATAGCGTATCCCGCAGTAAGCTGATCTCGCGCTCTTATCCCGACAACACAGATCGCTCCGACCGCCGCGCAAAGGCCCGAGGCGACGTTCCTATCTATCTGCTGCAAACCGATAAGCTCAAGGATCGGATCTCTGGCGCGCTATCTCGCGATATTCCTGGACCGAATTACATCCACTTTCCTGACTGGCTTGGGGAGTGGTTCTATGAGGAATTGACGTATGAGGAGCGCGATATCAGCGGGAAATGGCGTAAGCCAGGGCATGGCGCAAACGAGGCGTTCGACCTTTTCTGTTACGCGCATGCCATCGCCATTCTTCGTGGCTATGAGCGTATTAATTGGGATAGTCCTCCCGCGTGGGCATGTTTACCTACTGAGTCATCATCAAAACCAGTAACGCAGCCCGCACCCGCAGAAAATAAACCGGCTAACACGATCAATTTCGAGGCTGCCCTCGTGGCGCCAACTGTTGTTCCTGATAAAGAGATTAAGGGAGGGTGGATACTGTGACGCGAGAAGAATTGGAGCAGCGGCGCCAGGCTTATTTGGATGCCGAGCGCGCCGTGTTAATGGGGAAATCCATCTCAATTAACGGCCAGGAAATGACGATGGAAAGCCTGTCGGTGATCCGTAAGGGGCTGGAGGATATCGACGCGCAACTACGAGCTAAAACCCGACCTCGCAGTTTGCACTCAGTAGCGAGGTTCCAATGAGTATCTTGGGGAAGATGGTGACGGCTATTGCGCCTCACTGGAAGTTGTCCCGCCTACGCGCTCAGCACACTATTCGAGCGTATGAGGCGGTCATGCCTACGCGGACGCATCGAACGCACCGAGAAAATCGCTCACCCAATCAAGCCACGCAGTTTGGCGGCAAGTCGTTGCGCGAGCAAGCGCGGTGGCTAGATGAAAACCACGATCTGGTTATCGGCGCTTTGGATAAGTTGGAAGAGCGGATTATCGGCTCACGGGGAATCATCGTTGAGCCGCAGCCCCTAACGCCGGACGGCGCGTTAAATAAGGAGCTGGCTGAAGATATCCGTATGGCGTGGGCCGAATGGTCGGTAGCGCCAGATGTGTCTGGCCAGTATACGCGGCCCGTGTTGGAGCGCTTGCTATTGCGCACCTGGTTACGTGATGGCGAAGTGTTTGTGCATACCATCTTCGGATCGGCGATTGGGTTATCTAAGGTTGCCGGGGTCCCTTGCTGGCTGGAGGCGATGGAGCCGGATTACGTACCGTTAGGCATGAGCGATCAAGGAACGAATCTGGTTCAGGGGATCCAGTTTAATAACTGGATGCGCCCTACTGGCTATCACGTCTATAAAGCGTATCCGGGGTTTGGCGTTGGCCTTACTGATACCAAGTTAATCTCTGCCGAAAATATGCTGCACCTGAAATTTACCCGCCGGTTAAATCAGGCTCGCGGGGTATCGCTGTTATCGGGTGTCATTATTCGGTTGGCCGATCTCAAAAATTACGAGGACAGCGAGCGTATTGCGGCGCGGCTCGGCGCGGCGTTTGGTGCCTATATCAAGCGGGGTGATGCACAGACCTTTAATGAGGACAACTACGAAAAAGGCAAAGAGCGAGAGCTGAATATTACGCCTGGGATGATCTTTGACGGCCTTGTGCCGGGTGAAGATATCGGGATGATTAAGTCCGATCGCCCGAATCCGAATCTTGAGACGTTCCGTATGGGGCAATTGCGCGCTGTCGCCGCAGGAACCCGCAGCAGCTTTTCCTCTATCGCCCGTAACTACGATGGCACATACAGTGCGCAACGACAGGAGCTGGTCGAGGCGCAAGAGGGTTACGCCATCCTGCAAGATGCCTTTATCGCCGCTATTACTCGCCCGATGTATCGCCGCTGGCTGTCCGCTGCAATTGCGTCTGGCCGTATTACTGTCCCGCGCGGAATCGACAAAAAAACGCTATTCAACGCCGTTTACAGTGGCCCCGTTATGCCGTGGATTGACCCACTCAAAGAGGCCAACGCCTGGAAGGTCATTCTTCGTGGCGGCGCCGGTACTGAAAGTGACTGGATCCGCGCTCGAGGCGGAACCCCGGCAGATGTGAAACGTCGTCGTAAGGCTGAAATCGCCGAAAACAGAGAGCTGGGGCTGGTGTTTGATACCGATCCAGCTAATGACACAGGAGGAGATCCCAGTGGTGGGAAAGAAGAACCAAATCATGAGTCCAAAGGGGATGGCCGTACTCGGAGCCGGACGCGGCAGTAACTGGTACAGCATGAAAGCCAGTGCGGAGGATACGGCGGACATCAGTATCTATGAAGAGATTGGCGGGTGGGGTATTTCAGCCCGCCAGTTTGCCGAGGAGCTGACGTCGTTAGGGCAGGTGAATCATATTAATCTGCACATCCACTCCCCAGGCGGTGATGTTTTTGATGGCATTGCTATCTATAACCTGCTGAAAAATCATCCAGCCAGCAAAACGGTGTATATCGATGGCCTGGCCGCTTCGATGGCCTCGGTGATCGCGATGGTCGGAGATCCAATCATTATGCCGGAAAATGCCATGATGATGATCCACAAACCTTGGGGCGTTGCCGGTGGTGATGCCAATGAAATGCGGGATTACGCCGACTTGCTGGACAAGGTTGAGTCAGTTCTGATCCCGGCCTATGCCGAGAAAACAGGGAAGACGGCAGAGGAGATCGCGGCGCTGCTGGAGCAAGAGACGTGGCTGAGCGGCGTCGAGTGTGTAGAGCAAGGATTCGCTGACAAAACCATCAAGCCTGTCAAGGCGATGGCCTGCATCCAATCTAAACGAGTAGAGGAATTCGAACATATGCCGAAGAGCATCCGTAATCTGATCAATCCGCAGGCCAATGCTGGCCGTCAGCCTACCCATCAAGACCCGGCGGCGCCGGAGGGAAATATCGACGTTAACGCTATTCGCGCCCAGGTGCAGGAAGAGCAGCGCCAGCGTGTTAACGGCATTCAGGACCTGTTTGCCATGTTTGGTAACCGCCATGCCGATCTGATGGCGCAGTGCGTTTCCGATGTCGATTGCTCTGTCGATCAGGCAAAGGACAAGCTGCTGGCCGAATTGGGTAAAGGTGCGACACCGACCAATCAGCTGAACGGTACGCAGAACCGCACTAACTCGCACATCTACGCGGGTAACGGTAATTTCACCGGTGATGGCATTCGTGCTGCCCTGATGGCGAAATCCGGCTATGAAGAAGGCCAGCGTGATAACCCGTATGCCGGAATGACGCTGCGCGAAATGGCGCGAATGTCACTGACGGAGCGTGGGATCGGCATTGCTGGTTATAACCCGATGCAGATGGTCGGTCTTGCTTTTACTCACACGAGCTCTGACTTCGGCAACATCCTGCTGGACGTGGCCAATAAATCCATCCTACAGGGCTGGGAGGAGGCACCAGAGACCTTTGAGCAGTGGACGAAGAAGGGGCAGCTTTCCGACTTCAAGGTTGCGCATCGTGTCGGTCTGGGTGGATTTTCCTCACTGCGTCAGGTTCGCGAGGGAGCTGAGTATAAGTACGTCACCACCGGTGATAGCCAAGCGACGATCGCGCTGGCGACGTATGGTGAGCTCTTCAGCATTACTCGCCAAGCTATCATCAACGACGATCTGAACATGCTGACCGACGTGCCGATGAAGTTGGGGCGTGCGGCCAAGGCGACCATTGCTGATCTGGTTTACGCCGTTCTGACGAAAAACCCGAAGATGTCGACGGATGGTGTCGCGTTGTTTGATAGCGCCAAGCACCATAACGTATTGAGCAGTGCCGCCATGGATGTCCCCAGCCTGGATAAAGGTCGTCAGTTGATGCGGACGCAAAAAGAAGGCGATCGCCATTTGAATATCCGTCCGGCGTTTGTCCTGGTTCCGACTGCAATGGAGGCCAATGCCAACCAGGTCATTAAGTCGGCCAGTGTTAAGGGAGCTGACGTTAACTCAGGCATCATTAACCCGATCCAGAACTTTGCCACCGTTATCGCCGAACCGCGCCTAGATGATGCCAGCGTATCGACCTATTACCTGGCGGCCGCGAAAGGCAGCGACACGATTGAGGTTGCCTATCTCAACGGCGTAGACGCCCCGTATATCGATCAGATGGACGGTTTCAACATTGATGGCGTGGCGACGAAAGTCCGAATTGAAGCCGGCGTTTCTCCGCTCGATCACCGTGGGGTGGTACGCTGCGATGCATAGTCGCATCAGCTGATAATCCGAACACCACGAACTGGCCCTGATGGGCTTTTTTTATGTCCTGAATTTGGCCTCTCATAGAGAGGCCTGGAGGCTTTATGGCTAAAAATTTTGTACAGGAAGGCAATACCATCCAGTTTACTGCGGCGAAGGCCACGGAAAGTGGCGACCTGGTTCAAGTGGGTGATGTTATGGCCGTTTCCCTTTCCGATGTTGCTGCTCAAGCGCAGGGCGTTGGCATGACGGAGGGGGTATTCCTGTTACCGAAACTGCGCACCGATGATATGGCCACCGGTAAAAAGGTGTACCTGAAGAGTGACAAAGTGCAGCTGGCCAATAGTGCCAGCGAGCCCTACGTCGGCGTGGTGTGGGAGGCTGCTGGAACAAGCGACGATTTTGTGCCGGTAAAAATCAATGCCTAACCCCTTCGATGAGCTAGCCAGCAGGATGGATGCGACGATCTCCCTGCGTTTCGGTAAACCTGCCGAGATCAATGGCACTCCGGTTACCGTGGTCCCGTCGTCATTATCGGCGATTCTCGGTCCTGTTGAGGCTAGCGTGTTAACGCTGATCGTGTTTTCTCCCAGTTATCGCCCTCATCGCGGTGATGATGTGCGCTGGAACCAGAAAGCCTACACCGTGAGTAAGTTTCATCAGCAAAACGGGAAATGGGTGATCCAGCTGGAGAGCGTCTAATCGGGGGGTAGGTATGGCATTAGTCAAAGGCATGGACCGGTTGGAGGCCGTCCTGCGTGATCTCAGCGATAAAGCTGTCCCTACTGCCGTGCGACGCGCGTCCAAGAAGGTCGCAGAGGCGGCCATGTCGCGCGCCGCACAGCGAGTAGCCAGTAAAGAGAAGCTGCCCATCGATAAAGTCAAAAAGCGCATGCGGTTGTACACCCCGCGAGGTGGCTTGGCGGCTTATTCGAAAATCACGGTGTATCGCAGCGCGATGCCGGTCATTAACCGTGGCTCGCCTCAGCTTATCCTCGGACCAAGAGGCCGAGGCCGTTCTGGTTGGCGCGGATCGGTATTAACGGCAGGCGGCCGCTCTTATCCCGGGTCTTTCCTTGTCTATATCCCCAAGTATCGTCACTGGCAGATCATGCACAGGACTGCTGCGGCGATTGCCGCCAAGCAGAGACTGATGATCGACGCGACGCGTGAGGATATGTCAGGCGTGTTGACGCAGGCGTTTGAGATGGAGAAAGACAACATCTTGAGCGAGATGGAGGAGGAGTTGGGTAAACAGCTGGCATCACAACTGAAGCGGGAGATGAGGCGATGAGCGCAACGGAGATCCGCAAGGCCCTGGTCGATGAGTTCCGCAGGGTCTTAAAAGATGAGCCTGACGTTGCCATTTTCAATGGGCTGCCGGCGTTTGTTGATGGTGAAGAAGAACTGCCGGCGGTTTCGGTGCATCTGTCAGATATTGCGGATGACGATGAGTATCTCGACGACCCGAAATGGCGGGCGGCATTGCATGTGACCGTTTTCGTTAAATCGAGCTCGCCGGATAGCGCGCTAGATAGTTGGGCTAGTCGTTTCGTTTTCCCGGTGGTGCCGAACTGCCGTGAATTGCTGCGCCTGTGCTCATCAATCGACTTAGTGGGATGCACCTATGATCGTAGCGATGTCGCTGCAACGTGGGCCGCTCTCGATGTGAAATATAACATTACGTTTAAGTGGGAATGATATGGCCGAAGCATTGAAAAGTGAGCCGATCAAAGGCGCAAAAACCACGCTCTGGTATTACATCGGGCGTGGGATTGGGACCGCACAGTCGCCTGAGTCAGACTGGCGCCAGCTGGGTAAGCTAAAGGCGATTCAGCCAGGGGAAATTCAGGTCGACACGGAAGAAGAGTCATACCTTGACGATCCTAACGCTGACTGGAAGCAGAGTTCACCAGGGCAAAAATCCATCTCGGCCGTCTCGGCTACGCTGGCATGGATGCCGGGTGACCCAGGTCAGCAGGCCTTGATGGATGCGGTTATGACAGACAAAAATCTGACGTTCCGCATCAAGTATCCAAACGGGACGCTTGATCTGTTCTCCGGCTTCATTTCGTCGTTGGGTAAAGAAAACGTGGGTGTTAAGGACACGATCACCCGCACCATTAAGATCCAGCCGTCGGGAAAGCCGACATCGGCTGAAGAGCTAATCCCTGTGTTAACGGGTATTAAAATTTCAGCCGGGAAATCAGCTGACAATACGGTGATCTCGCTGGCGGGAACCCAAGGGAAGTGGACAGGAACGGCAGCCGTAGCAAAGGGTCGCATTAGCTTAACTATCGACCCGATCCCTACTGGCGCCGCTATTCCTGAGTTGAAGGTTGTTTCATCGGCTCCGGATAAGGCCATTGTCCCCGATGCCACCACGCCAGATATTCAGCCTCTCCTCGCTGGCGAGGCGATTATTACGGTAACCGGTGGCGGATTCAGCGATAAAGTGACGCTGACTCTCAGCTAAATGACGCTAAGTGATAGCCCGCCATATGGCGGGCTTTTTTATTGGTGGTGATATGTTTCTGAAAAAAGATAAGTTTACCCACAATGGCGAAACGATTGAACTGCGTGAGTTATCGGCGTTACAGCGCATTGAATACCTTGAGTATGCCGCTGATAACCAAGTTGCCGATCATGACAGCACTGACCCCATGGTATACATCGCGGCCATTAACAAGATGGATATCAAACTGAGCGCCCTGGTCGTTTCAATGTCGACGATCCCCCTCGATAAAGTCACCGATCGTGATGCCCTGATGGCAATGCATCAACAGGTCATGACGTCATGGCCTGCCGGGGCATTGACCGAAGCCGGGAAAAAGGTCATGGCGTTGAGCGGTCTGTTGGCGGACCCGTCCTCTGCCGAGGAAGGTGATGACGATCCCTCGGAGTACGACGCGGGAAAGTCTTAAAGCAGGAGATGGCCTTTGTCATGGGGTTGGCGCGAGAGTTTCGGCGCGCTGACTGGCGAACCTGGCTGGCCAGTATGACCTGCGCGGAGTTTCGGGCATGGACCGAGCATTTTACAACCGTCCCATTCGCCGCCGACCTAATCGATTATGAGTTTGCCTCGCTGAAGCTGAATCAGTATCTGCTGGCCGGCGGTACTGATGATGTGTCTGTGAAAGATTTTTGCTTGCTGAACCCGAGTGATGAACCGTCCGAACCGGAAGAGATGGACGACGATCAACTCATGTCAGCCGCTGCATTTATTCCTGGGGGAATGCGTTTTGGCTAATGACACCGATCTAGAGATATTCATCGGCGCTAATACGGCTCAGTTTCGTGAGGCGATGCAGAAAGCCCGCGACGATATTCAGACCGTAAATGAAGAGGTCCGCGCGGCCGCCGCCGCCACAGAGGATGGCGCTGATAAATTTACGTCCGCACAGGTTCGCGCAACGCAGCGCCTATTGCAGTCTATCGATCCGACGTTACGTTCGATGGATGCGTTGGAGGTAAAGCAGCGGCGCATCGAGAAAGCCCTGCGTGAGGGGAAGATCTCCACCGAGGAGTATTCTCGCGCCATGCAGGTTCTTACGCGAGATCTGGATCATACGCAAGCCAAGGAGCGGTTATATGCGTCCGCGTTTGGGCAATCTACTGCCGCAATGCAGCGGCAAGAGCAGATGCTCAAAAAAATGAACATCTCGGTAGGGCAATACCGCAGCGCTATCGGCATGCTGCCTGCGCAGATGACTGACGTGGTGACACAGCTCGCTGGCGGCCAGAATCCGCTATTAATCTTGCTTCAGCAAGGTGGTCAGGTTAAAGACTCCTTTGGCGGCATTCGGAATATGTTTGTAGCTTTGCGCGCATCGGTCTCTCCAGTGGCTCTGGGGGTTATGGCTGTTGCTGGCAGTGTTGGCGCTTTGGCTTATGCCTATTTTAAAGCAGAGCAAGAGGAGCAGGCATTTAACCGTAGTTTAGTGATGACCGGTCAGTATGCAGGTAAAACAAAGGGTGAATTACAGGCTTTAGCTGCGTCCATGTCTGGAAATGGCATTACTCATGGGAAAATGGCTGATGTGTTGGCGCAGACCGTTAGCTCAGGAGCTTTTTCCGGCTCAATTGTTGGAATGGTAGCTAACGCAGCAGCACGTCTTGAGCGGGCTACCGGGGCATCGATCGATTCAACTATTGAACAGTTCAAGCGCTTACAGAAAGACCCCGTATCAGCTGTTAAGGCGCTAGATGAGCAGATGCATTTTTTGACAGCAACACAGTTAGAGCAGATCACGCTTTTAACCTCACAGGGCCGAGAACAGGATGCGGCCCGAGTGGCTATGGATGCTTATGCTACAGCCATCAATACGCGAACAGCAGAGTTACGTGAAAACCTTGGTGCCCTAGAGACTGCATGGAAGGCGGTAAAAAACACTGCCTCTGAAGCATGGGACTCTATGTTGGATGTCGGCAGAGAGGGGGCGACCCGTGATAAGTTGGAGGAGACTCGAAAGGATCTGGAAGAGGCTGAGCGAAATTTATCTAACCTAAAGCAGGGGACCATTCCAGGATTTGGTACAAATACTGGCGCGATAGAGAAACAGCAGGGTCTTGTTTCTCGTCTAAAAAAAGAGTTGGGTGAGTTAAATGAACAGTCATACCAAGAGGGAATTAAGGCGGCTAGAGAGAAAGCAGATCGGGATGAGGAAGAGAGAAAAAAACGACAATTTGATGCCGATCAAAAATTAAAACAGCAGTATGAGACTGATGAGGAGAGGCACCAGCGCAATATAATGCGCATTAAAAATTCATATGCATCTCAGGAAGAAAAAGATCGTGCAGTTAAGTTGGAAAATGAGCGTTATGCTAAGTCTCAGTCACGGGGAAATGGCGGAACTTTACAAGGAGAAAGCCTCGCTGATCGATATAGTCAGCGTCTAGCTCAGACAAAAGAGGCTCTTCAGTTAGAAATATCAGGCGCAAATAAATTGACTCAATCAGAACGTGACCTGATTGCCTTACGTCAGCGCTTAGATGATTTGAAAGGACGCAGCCTGACAAAATCTGAAAAAAGTGTGGTTGCTAATGCTGCGGCGTTAGAAAAATTGCTCTCTCAGAATGTCGCGGAAGAAAAAGCGATTGAGCATCAAAAGGCGTTAAATGAAATGAAGCGCAAGGGTGAGCAACTATCCATGCAGTTAGGTCAGGATGAAGCCCGTGAGCAGCGAATGAGGGAGATTGAGCTAAAAGGGATGGGGATGGGCGATCTGGCGCGTGAGCGCATGCGCCAAGAGGCAGCACTTCGCGATCATTACGCCCAGCTGCAAGGTGAGTTAGAACGCGTTGCTAAGCAGAAAGGGACGCTGGGGAGTGACGAATATAACGCGGATCTCCAGATGTTGCAGGAAAGCCTTAACCAGAGACTTCAGAAACAGCGCGAGTATTATGCAAGCGTTGATGCACTGCGTGCCGACTGGCATGCTGGGGTTATCAGCTCAATGCAAAACATTAAGGATGCAGGGAGTGATGTCGCTGGCGCTTCCGGTGCGGCATTAACGGGAGCATTTAATAGCGCAGCTGATTCGCTGGCTAATTTTGTCACAACGGGCAAATCTAACTTCCGTAGCCTCACATCATCGATCATGTCTGACTTAGCGCGTATCGCTGCTCGAATGGCGCTCTCAAGGGCAGTGGGTGGGCTATTTAGCCTATTCGGTGGGGCTTCGGCAAGCGTCGGTAATAATGCTTTTGCCAGTGGTGCATATGATAATTTACCGATATACGCCAACGCGCAGGGGGGGGTGTATAACTCGCCAAACCTGAGTGCATATAGCGGTAGTGTTGTATCTCGTCCGACCTTCTTTGCTTTTGCAAAGGGGGCTGGCTTGATGGGGGAGGCGGGGCCTGAGGCGATTATGCCGTTGACCCGAGATAGCAAAGGCCGTCTAGCTGTCACCGCTGTTGGTGCTAGTAATCGCGGTGCTGTGTTTTCTCCCACCTACAACATTACCATTCAAAATGACGGTAAAAACGGCGAGATAGGACCCGGGGCGCTTAAGGCTGTGTATGAGATCGGCCAAAAGGGGGCCGCTGATTATTTACGGCAGCAAGGGCGAGATGGTGGCCATCTGAGTGGGGTATATCGGTGATGGATACATTTTATTGGCCGGTAAGGCCAGATATGGGAGTTGATTCAGAACCAAAGACCAAAACGGTAAAGTTTGGGGATGGTTATGAGCAGCGTAGCCATGCTGGGCTAAATAATGATCTAAAAAAATACAACGTTACTATACGGATAGACCGATCTGATGTTTGTGCGCTTGAGTCATTTCTTTCACGGCACGGTGGGGTATCGGCGTTCTTGTGGACGCCGCCATACACGCATCATCAGATCCGTGTCGTATGCCGCAAGTGGTCATCGAACGTAGAGTCTCTAAAGGCTGTCTTTACGGCAACTTTTGAGCAAGTTGTTAACTAATAGTTTGGAGGGACTGTGCGTAATATTCCGCAGGCTACTTGTAACGAAACGACTAAAAGTGAACAGAGTGCTCGCGTTGACTTATGGGAGTTTGATCTTACCTCGATTGGTGGCGAGCGTTACTTTTTCTGCAACGAGTTAAACGGGAATGGGGAGCCAGTTACGTGGCAAGGTCGCCAGTATCAGCCATATCCGATCCAGTGCTCAGGGGTTGAGGTAAAGGGGAAAGGGGCAACGAATCGCCCGTCGCTAGCTGTATCGAACCTGTTCGGTTTGGTGACCGGTATGGCGGAGGACTTGCAGAGCCTTGTTGGGGCTACGGTAGTACGACGCCTGGTTTATTCTAAATTCCTAGATGCCGTGAATTTCCCTAAAGGGAATCCAGACGCAGATCCTGAGCAGGAGGCGGTAGCCCGCTATATAGTTGAGCAGCTGACAGAGTTGACGGCGGAAACGGCGACATTCGCGTTATCAATCCCGACGGAAACGGACGGCGCCCTTTTCCCTGGGCGCATCATGTTGGCTGAGGTTTGTGCATGGCGTTACCGCTCCGACGAATGCGGCTATACAGGCCCGCCAGTAGCTGATTCGTTCGATAAACCAACCTCGGATCCACTTAAAGATCAGTGTAGCAGGTGTCCTAGAGGTTGTAAGTTGCGGAATAATATAGGTAGCTTTGGTGGTTTTTTGTCCATCAATAAACTATCAAGTTGAGCTAACTTAGCATTACACATCTAAAAGCCCGATTTAAATCGGGCTTGAAATTATTAGAGATTTACCTCTTGAACTAATGTTTTCCCATTTCTTAAAATGGTAATATTAACATTATCTCCTGAGTGATATTTCTCCATCGCGGATGTCATGTCGCGTTGATTCCGCACAGCATCATTACCTAATGATGTAATAATATCTCCGCGACGCAACCCGGCTTTATAGGCAGATCCGCCTTGATTCACATCCATAATTACCATTCCAGAGGAGTAAGATGTGTTTTTAACTTCATGTCCATTAATGTCAGACATTATTGCCGTGAACCCCATTTTTACTGGAGCGAATTGTTCAACACTTTTATTAACGTAATTATTGAAGTTAATAATGGATTGGTATGTATCTGGAACGCATCCGAACATATTTGAGCATGATGTGCGAAGATTTATTGAACTTGCACCGTTGGGTAATGGGTTTTTTGTTACCTGGCAAGCCAATGCTGCACTATCTGCTGGCGAATTATATGTTTCAATATAATCACTGCTGTAGTTCTGTATTTTCATTCCACAATTTTGATTAACCCACTGTCTTGCGGCAGCCCAACCTGCATCACATTGCTTTTGTGATGAACATAGGGGGATAGTTCTATCAATTTCAGCTTGTTGTCTTTGTCTTTCTGCGCTTGATACGCACCCAGACAATATCAATGTGGTTAAAATTATCGATATTTTTTTCATGCCAAAATCTCATAAGTAAAGGTAATTTAAAATATTATCACCTACTTACTTGGTGAACTGTGTCCACTATCTTGTTTTTAATGATGAATCGGTAAGGCATCCTCCCCAACGTTCCCAGTGTCAAAAACGCTGACAGACAAAGATCTTTACGATCTGTGCTGGTTATGGAGAGTGGTTGAGTTTATGCGTGAAAGAGCTGAACGGGTATACCCGGCTATGAGAATGCTGAATTATGATCATGCTATGAGTTTCTACTCAATGGCCATTTCAATTTTGTACAAACAACCATTCTATTTTCTTTTAAAACCGAAAAGTTATCAGGTTTTTTATTGGATATCATTATGATTAATGACGATATTTTGGCGCATGCTGATATGTGTGCGCCAGCGGAGTCATGCGGTTATGTCGTTCGTATCGATACAGAACTTCGCTATCTACCAATGAAAAATAGCTCTATAGAGCCCACTCAGTATTTCAGAATGACGCCAGAGGACTATTTGCGCGCCTGCAATATCGGTGAGGTCGTTGCGTTAGTTCATAGTCATCCTGATGGAGAGCCATTCCTTAGTACGGCAGATCGACATATCCAGCTTGGGACGGCGTTGCCGTGGTGGCTAGTGTGTAATCGCCAGATCCATAAATTCCGCTGTGTCCCGCTATTGTTGGGGCGAAATTTTGAGATCGGGACAATGGATTGTTACACGCTCTTTCGTGATGCCTATGAACTGGCGGGGATTACGCTTCCTGACTTTCACCGAGACGATGATTGGTGGAAGCGAGGCGAAAGTCTGTATTTAGACAATTTGGAAAAAACGGGATTTTACAGGGTGGCGGCGGCTGATGCGTTGCCGGGGGATGTTGTGCTGTGCTGCTTCGGCTCCTCTGTGGCCAATCATGCGGCGATCTACTGCGATGACGGGACACTGTTACATCACATTCCTGATCAACTGAGTAAACGAGAGAGGTATAGCGATAAATGGCAACGGCGAACTCACTCAATCTGGAGACACCGGGACTGGCAAGCATCCGCTTTCACGGGGATCTGCAACGATTTGGCCGTCGATTTGACCTCCGTGTAAATACCGCCGCTGAGGGGGTGCGTGCATTGTGTATGCAACTCCCTGGCCTGCGCCAGAGAATGCTACAGGGTCATTATCAATTGCGTATCGCCGGGAGTAGCGTCACACCGACGGATATGGCGCAACGCTTGCGTGAGCCTTTGCCTGATGGGGCTGTAATTCACATTATCCCGCGTGCTGCTGGTGCTAAGCGTGGGGGAATTTTCCAGATTATCGCCGGGGTGGCGATGATCGCAGTTGCATGGTGGAACCCTGCCGGCTGGCTTGGTGCATCGGCAATTACGGGCATGTATGCCGCCGGCGCCAGTATGGCCCTTGGTGGCGTTGCCAATATGCTGGCTCCACAACCATCGGCCCCCTCGATGAGAGCGGCAGATAATGGCAAGCAGAGCACTTACTTTTCCAGTCTCGAAAACATGGCAGCCCAGGGGAACCCATTGCCGATCCCATACGGTGAGATGCTTATCGGCTCTCGCCGTATTTCACAGATGATCAGCACCCGTGATGAGGGAGGTGGTGGGCAGGTGGTTGTCATAGGCAGAAAAACAAGTTGAGTTCACTAAAGCCGCCTCCGGGCGGTTTTTTATTTGGAGCGATTAGTTATGGGGAAAGGCGGTGGCGGTGGGCATACTCCTTACGAGGCGCCTGATAATCTGCGTTCCACACAAGTCTTGAGCGTTATCGATGCCCTAGGTGAGGGGCCGATCGAGGGGCCAGTGAATGGCCTGCAGAGTGTTTTGATCAACCAGACGCCAGTTGTCGATGCTGATGGCAACGTAAACGCGCATGGCGTTACGGTCGTTTACCGAGTCGGTGAGCAAGAGCAGACGGCGTTGGACGGCTTTGAAGAGTCGGGCGCTGAGACGATGCTCAATGCCGAAGTAAAAAAATCAACGCCGATTACGCGGACGATTACGTCAAAAGAGCTGGATCGGCTGCGGCTAACGTTTGGTGTGTCCTCCCTGATAGCCGGTAATGATGAGGGCGATCAGCTGGAAACCAGCGTCAATCTGTACATCCAGATCCAGCGCAATGGGTTATGGGTTACGGAAAAAGATGTGACTATCCAGGGTAAAAAGACGTCACAGTTTTTAGCCTCCATCGTTCTCGATAATTTACCGCCACGCCCATTCAGTATTCGGATGGTCAGGAACACGCCTGACAGTACCTCTGCACGCTTGCAGAATAAGACGATGTGGGCAAGTTACACCGAGATTATCGATCTCAAGCAGCGCTATCCCAATACGGCTGTTGTCGGGATGCGTGTGGATGCGGAGCAATTCGGCAGCCAGCAGGTGACGGTAAACTACCACATTCGCGGGCGTATCGTCCGTGTCCCATCAAACTACGATCCAATCGCGCGGACGTATACCGGGATCTGGGATGGCTCTTTCAAGCCTGCCTATACGAATAACCCGGCGTGGTGTCTGCTGGATCTGCTGACTCACCCACGCTATGGCATGGGCGATCGTATCGGGATGGCAGATGTTGATATCTGGTCACTGTACGCCATCGCTCAGTATTGCGATCAGTCTGTTCCCGATGGGTTCGGCGGGACAGAGCCAAGGATGGCGTGTAATGCCTATCTGGCGGCTCAGCGTAAGGCGTATGACGTCCTAGCTGACTTCTGCTCACTGATGCGCTGTATGCCTGTCTGGGATGGCCAGACGATGACTTTCGTGCAGGACAGGCCAGCAGACAAAGTATGGACCTATTCAAACAGCAACGTCGTTGAGGGCAGTTTTAAGTACAGCTTTAGCGCGCTGAAAGATCGTCATAATGCGGTAGAGGTGCGATACATTGACCCGCAGAATGGCTGGAAAACCTCTGTGGAGCTTGTAGAGGATCAGGCGGCCATCGTTCGCTATGGGCGAAATCTGCTTAAAATGGAGGCTTTTGGCTGCACGTCGCGCGGCCAAGCGCGCCGTATGGGGCTGTGGGTTATCCAGACCGAGTTATTGGAGACTCAGACGGTCGATTTCATGATCGGCGCGGAGGGGCTACGCCATCTGCCTGGTGACATTATTGAGGTCTGTGATAATGACTATGCGGGTATCGCAGTTGGCGGGCGAATACTGGATTTCGATACTACCAGCCGCACCATTACACTTGATCGCGACATAGAGCTGCCTGCGGGGGGCTCGGCAGAGATGAACCTCATCGGTGCTGATGGTTCGCCGATCAGTGTCCCTGTCGTCGATCTCTTGGCGCCAAACCTGGTGCGGTTACAGACGGTGCCTGCCGGCATTCAAGCGTATGGTGTCTGGGGGCTACGACTTTCGTCTATGCGCCGGCGCTTATTCCGCTGTGTGATGCTCCGTGAAAATGATGACGGGACATACGCCGTTACCGCGCTGCAGCACGTTCCAGAAAAAGAGGCTATCGTCGATAACGGCGCTCACTTTGAGCCTTTGCCTGGCACTGAAAACGGCGTGATCCCTCCTGCAATCCAGCATCTATCCGTCAGCATCGGAACCGGCACAGACTCATATCAGGCGGTAGCGCAATGGGACACCCCGCGCGTCGTTAAAGGCTGCAAGTTTATCCTGCGCTTGACGACAGGTGCAGGAACGGCGGAAGACCCTACGCGCTTAGTTACGTCGGCGACGATCAGCGAGATGCAATTTTCGTTTAATGCGCTGCCGCGTGGTGACTACGAGCTTACCGTGAGAGCCATGAACGGCTTCGGGCAGCAGGGCGCACCGACCTCTACGCGGTTTAGTATCCAGGTCCCGGAGGCTCCAACGAGCATCGAGGTTAACCCCGGCTACTTCCAGATCACGATCATCCCGCATCAGACCTACTATCACGCCGATGTGCAGTACGAGTTTTACTTTTCAGAGAAGCGCATCATCGATGTGACTCAAGTCGAGTCATTAGCTATGCGCCTCGGCTTATCCACATACTGGATCAAAGACCGCCTGATGAAATTTGGCGTGGATTATTACTTCTATGTGCGCAGTGTTAATCCGATAGGCAAGTCTAACTTTGTGGAAGCCGTTGGCCAGGTAAGCAACGATGCGAACGGATATCTCGAATTTTTTAAAGGAAAGATAACTGAGAGCTACTTGGGGAAAGAGCTACTCGGAAAAGTTGACCTGACAACGGACAACGCCAGCCGCCTGACGCAGTTTGAGAAAGAGTGGACGGATGCAAACAACAAGTGGAACGCGATGTGGGGGGTTAAGATTGAGCAGACCAAAGACGGCAAGCATTATGTCGCAGGTCTTGGCCTCAGCATGGAGGACACCCCGGAGGGTAAGCTAAGCCAATTCCTGGTGGCCGCAAACCGCATTGAGTTTATCGATCCGGCAAACGGCAACACTACGCCAATGCTCGTCGGCTATGGTAACCAGCTTATCATGAATGATGTATTGCTGAAGCGTCTATACGCGGCATCGATTACATCGTCAGGAAATCCGCCCACGTTCTCTGTGACGCCAGAAGGAAAGCTCACAGCAAGAAACGCAGATATTACTGGGGTACTGAGAGCTACATCAGGTACGTTTAGTAATGTTGTGATCGACTCAACCTGCGATATTAAATATCTCCGCGCTGAATCTATCGATGGTGATATTGTTAAAAACATGGTGATAAATGTTGGTGGGACTCTAAATATTGAGCCAGCTAGATTTGCAAGGAAAATGGTAATTCCGACATGTTTTGCGGAAACAATCGCATGGACTTATCAAACTGGTGGTAGTAATCCGCAAGACAAGCATGCCTATGTTACTGCAAATGCAATTTTGTATGTAAATGGACAGCGTCATGTTGTTGCGATCGGTGGCTCCTCACTTCTTGGAGAAGGGTCTTTTATTGGAATAGGTTCATTTATATATTCCATCCCTGCAGGTGCCTCAGTAGCTATGTCATTTAGAAATGAAGTGACAGGAAATAGCGGTTCTAGGAGTCCATCTGTATCACCATTCTTGCTTGTTAATTTATTTAAAGAATGAGGTCTGTAAATGGCTACAACTATTAGCGGAAAGCTAATTAATGGCATCGGTGAGCCGATCAAGAACTGCAAAATTACGCTGAAATCTATCTCGACGAGCACAACGGTAATCGCACATACAACGGCCTCACAGGCACCCAGTGCGGCGGGAGATTACTCCATGTCCGTTGAGCCTGGTAAGTATAAGGTAACGCTAGGTGTAGATGGCTTTCCCCCTGAGTATGTCGGTGATATTCAGGTATACAAAGACTCCCTCGATGGAACGCTAAACTACTTCCTTGGCTTGCCGCAGGACGATGACCTGCGTCCTGATGCCATCAAGCACTTTGAGGCCATGGTGGACAAGGTAGCCTCTCAGGTAGCGGAGGTTGAAAAGAGTAAGCTAGCGGCAGAGGGTAGCGCGCGTTCCGCAGCTGCATCGGCAGATCGCGCCAGCCAGATCACTGGCCTATCAACCGTAGCAGATGCTATCAGTATGGCATCAGTGCCGCTTCCTGATGTGTGGATCCCGTTTAATGATTCATTGCAGATGCTTACCGGCTATGGCGAGGAGGTTAAAGTAGGCGCGGTAACCGTTGCTAAGATGGCATCCTTTAGTCGGGCTACGACTGCTACATACACAGATAAATCTGGAACGCGTCGTATTGCTAAAGTTGATGAACCTCGATTCGAAAAAAATGGTCTGTTTATTGAGGGGCAAGGGACAAATTTAAATGTTAAATCAATAGACTTTTCCTCATGGCGGACATACTCAGGGAATACGTTATTAAACACTGGTAAGACAGATGAACTAGGTAACGAGATTTGGGAGTGGAGTTATATTGCGCCAGAAGTAATTTCAAATAGTGTAGTGATGCAAAATCCATATGGTAATTTAACTCCCGGTAGAACATATACAGCATCATGCTTTATTAAAGGCTCGAAAGATGCATATGTGGAGATGTATTCGGCAGATAGTTTTACTCGGGGTGAGTATATTGTAGAGGAGTTAGCCGACGGATGGCGACGTGAGTCATTAACATTTACTACGCTAGCCCAAGCAACTGGATACTATTTGCGACTACAAGTTAGAAACCCAACTGTACCAAAGAAAATTCTACTTGCTGGGTTTCAGCTTGAAATGTCTCCTTTTGCAACATCGTATATATTGACAAATGGTTCAGCAGTTACAAGAGCGAGAGACGAGTGCTCTATTGATACTCGCAATAACTATATCTCCGCTTTTTCTGGCAGAACAATGTCTGTTTACTTTGACTCAAAAATAGGAGTGAAAGGCGATCTGTGGGCTCTTATATTGAGTGCTAACCCGGCAAGGCCAAACAAGGATCAAGTGACATATTCATCTAAGTTGAATCAAATCTGGTTTGATTTTATGACTGGTGTTGTAGATGAATATAAGAGTGTAACTGCTCCGAATAATGGCGCAGGCTTTGTCACAGTAAGAAATGGTCATGATGGGGCTGTTGTATCTATAAATGGCGAAGTTACAGATAGTCAGTTTAATGCATCATCAGACGCATTAATGCCAAGTAAGATTTATATTGGCGGGCATCCATCATCTCCCGGCTCATCGTTGTTTGGCCATGTGCGAAATTTGCGCATCTGGCATTCACCGCTAACCAAAGAGCAAATTAAGGTAATAAGATGATGAAACCATTATATTTAAAGTTTGAAAGCAAAAATAATGCTGAGTCTGTGCTGTTATCAAATGGGTTTAAGCGTGATGAGGCCGGTGGCTTGCATAGCGACTCTGTATTAATCGATGTGATTGGTGTTATTCCTGGAAAATTAGTTGTAGATAGTCAGGGCAACATCGTATCACAGGGGGCTGATCTACCTGGCTGGCATGTAAATCTGCTCGTACCGGACGATTACGTGATCCAGCCACCTAACGCCGTTGTGACGGTAGCAACGCCGGTTCGCAAGTGGGCGGGGTACTGATCACGGTAGTTACCTGGTCGCAAGGGACTGCGGCCGCCGTATCATCGGTGTGTGCAGGTGGGACAGATCTGGGACTATCATCCGTTGATCTGTGTTCCTATGTTTTTCCAACTTTTTACACTTGGGACGGTGTGAGCGCGGTATAGTGCGGTAATTGGTTGTGTTACAAGGTGATCCTTAGAATTCGTAATGCGAAGGTCATGCGACATTGCCGTCTATCCAGTCAGCCCACCATTGCATCATCTCACGCCGTTTATCAAGATATTGGGCATGGTTATAGATCCCGCGAACTGACTTCTTGTCTGTGTGAGCAAGTTGTCGCTCTATCGCCTCCGAAGGCCATTCGTGCTCATGTAGAATAGTGCTAAATTGGTGGCGGAAGCCATGGCCGCTCGCCAAGCCTTCATAGCCGATTTGGCGGATGACTAGTAGAACGGCGTTTTCACTGATCGGTTTCCTCTTATCGTTTCTCCCTGCAAATACAAACTGAGATATCGGTTCAGTGATTGGTTTTAGTGTTTTGAGCAACTCAGCGACCTGGCACGACATAGGGACAATGTGAGGCTTCCGGCTCTTCATAACCGATTCGTCGATCGTAATTAGCCCGGATGTGAAATCGACATCAGTCCATCGCATAGATCTGAGTTCCTTGGTTCTCAGGGCCGTATACTGCAACACCATGGTGGCAATCTTAGAAACTATACTGCCTGAATATCCAGCTAATGCCTGGTTGAATGCAGGGATCTGTTCAGCTGGAAGGAAGGGGAAATTTTTCTTCCTGTATCCCTTCATGGCATCAGCGAGATCTGGCGCCGGATTGTATTTTGCTCTACCCGTTACTATGGCGTAACGGAACACCTCACCACAACGACGTCGGGCCTTGTTTGCTCTCTCCATGGCTCCACGCTCTTCAATCCTTCTCACAACAGATAGAAGGGCCATCGGCTCGATTTCGTCCATCTCCATCGCCCCTATGAGCGGGAGAATATCAGCCTCAAACATCCGCTGTAATTCAGTCGCATACCCCTCTGACCATACCTGGCGCTTGTGGGCGTACCACTCCTGATAGATCACTGAGAATGAGTTATCCTTCTCGTTTCCCTTTTTTGTCCTTACCGGGTCTATGCCATCGGCAACGTCCTTTCTTGCCTGGTAGGCTTTGTCTCGAGCCTCTTGTAAAGAAACAAGGGGGTATTTACCCACGGTTAAAATTTTCTCTTTACCGTCCAGCTTGAAGCGCAGCTGCCACACCTTTTTCCCAGAGGCTGGTACGTAGAGGTATAGCCCGTTGCTATCCAGTAGGCGATAGGGCTTGTCTTTTGGCTTTGCTGCTTCAATCTGTTTAACCGTGAGCAT